AGCTCACCGAGCGTGAGATCCGACCATCTATGAGGGAGGCGTAATTCCATCGTTTAAATAACTTGCTTTGTTCGGTTTCCTTATCCGATAGCGTAGGAGCCGAAGTTGGGGTTTGTTTGGTTAAAAGTGATTGCGTACCGCATCGCATCGATAGCGTGGTTAAATGAATCTACGGGTTCATTCAATTGCTTGCCGTTTTTATCCTCCTTCCATTTGTAGTTGCGTAGTTCCTTGATGAGGTTGACACTTCGCGCCGTGATAAGTAGCGGGCGCGAATGCAGGAATTGAATTCCGCTTCTGACCGAATCGCGTCCCTTTCTTGCTCCGTGAGTATTGAACCCGTGGCCGTGTATCTCGTCGATACTCTTTGGTTCGGCGGAGTCACATATAACAACATCCGATCGATGTACTTCGTTATCGCGGAGGCTTTTTGCGATATCTGAGTTAGTAAGGCGCGTGGCATAGCAGAGTTCGTCAACGGCGAATCCGTGGCCGTCGGTATAGACTCGTACGATTGCGGTTGGGTCGTTCGTATATCCGAAGTCGAGGCCGATGTTGAGGAGTTTAAATTCATTCGGTATCTGGTCTATTTCTTTCCAATGTGTAAAGATGGTACTTTGTGCCGTGCCTCTTTCACCAAGACCGTAAACCCTCCAGAAGTTTTCGTCGGCTTCTTTGAAGCGTTCAATTTCCAAGAGTACACTTTGCGGTAGGAACGGGTTGTCTTTATACGTGGTTTTGTAGAAGTCGCAGTCATCGCGGTCGGGTAATTCGTAAAGCCAATGAAATTCGTCTGAGGGGTTAAAGTCTACTATGATTCGCCCCGTCGTTCTGAGTATAAGTTGCCGCCAATCTTCGAGGGTTATCTCGTTGGCTTCGTTGATAAAGATAACATCTCGTTTACGCCCTCGCACCTTCTGCGGTTGATCCACCGAAATAAACTCCACGAGGTTGCCCCAAAGCTGATAAGTGGCTTCCGATTTGTTGTGAAGCTCGACATTATAGGCGTCTTCGTTTTGGAGTATCTCAAAAAAATCTCTCATAGCCGTAGCACGAAGGGCGGGAAATGTCTTGCGGCAAATGGTAACCACGAGTCCGGAGTTCTTGTGGCAGAGTTCTATAAGGCTTTGAAGTATCGAGTACGTCTTGCCCGATCGCGTCCCGCCTTGGTGTACCTGGATGCGTTTCTTTGAGTTCCTTACGTGGTAATATGTGGCGGGGAGTTTCAAAACAACTTCGCTTGCGTATAGATAGGTGCTTCTTGATATCTACGGTTTTGACCCTTTGGATATGGTTCCACGGCATAATTCAGAGCCTTACGCCATCTTTTGCGCTGGGTCTTTGAGCCTACAAAATAAATATAGCGATGTTTGCTTGAGCGATGTTTTCGCGGGTGGTTTACTCCTTTTTGATAGTGGCGCGAGTGCTTGCCGTTTGCCGTACCTATGTCAGTCCGCTCTTTTGTTGCTCCTGTATAAATCCAATTGGTCGCTTGGTAAATATATCCTTTATGACCATAAGACGTATCGGCGTAGCTAACCACAATAAGAGGGGGAAGTTGTCTGAGACACTTAGCCAAGAACCAACTAAGAATATTGGGGGTTTTGTTGGAGATGCACAAACGGTTAAGCTCATATACGCTCCCGGCGTGTTCAGGCCCACAGATACCAACACACAACCACGGACTAGCGGGTTTTCCAAAGGTGCAAATTCCTTGCATTTTGCCGTTCTCATACAGACCGAACGCGTAGCTAATGGAACACATCCGACGTGCGTAATGCCTGCCCAAAATCCACGGCTTGCACTCTTCGTGTTTTATGCGTTCGACTTTATAATTTTTCAATGCGTTTCAATATACTGTGAAATCGGGCGGGCAGTTTACTCATCGAGCCATGAGAGCGGCTTCTTTTCTTGTACCTCTATCTCTTGCCGTTCGATATATCCGCGCTTCTTTCCTTTGGTCTTTAGAAAAAAGATAGTCGCGGCGGGGTTGCCTTCTTTTACCAGCTTGTAAAGGTGGCTTTCTGCGAAGTCGAGAACGCCGTCTTGAATCGATGCAACCGCGCTCTTATATTCTTCGTCCGACTTCAACCAAGCGTAATGGGTCGAGCGGTCGATACCTACCATCTTCGCGGCGGTCGATACAATACCGAGTGACTTTTCGAGGGCTTCCAACATCGCCTCTTTTTTGGTGTTGGATTTGTGGGTTTTTACCGCTTCCATTACTTGCCGCAGAGTTCGCATTTTGGTTTCTCCTCTTTCTCTTGCTCTTCTTCTTGTGGATCCCATACGTTAAGGCCCCATTCATTTAATTCGGTTGCGTCCCATTCATTCGCAAGGATATCGAAGTCGTGTTCTCCTGCGCTTGTGTTGTCTTTGATCGTGAACTCTCTTTCTTTAGCTTCTCCCCAGGCAGCGAAGTAAACAGGGGCTTGTGTGAGTCCTGCCGCTTTACAGGCTTTGTACCTCATATTCCCCCCTATAATTAAGCCGTCCGGGTTTACTACTATGGGTCGCGCTTCGAGCATCTCCGGGAACGTCTGTATGCTTCTAACAAGTTTCTCGAACTTGTCTTCTTTAATCGTCCGCGGGTTGTTCGGGTTCTCCCGAATCTCCGAGAGCTTCGTGAGCTTGAACGATGACGGCTTCAAGGGTTTTTCGGAAATCGGCATTGTGAACGGCTAAGGTGAGTAAAAGCGTGGCGGGATCTGGCCCGGTATGGAGTCGCACTACTTCGGCGTTCTCCGTAATTAAGAGGAAGTTCTTCGCATGGAGGAGGGCTTTACGTGCGTTTCTCATGGGTGCAATATACGGCCTTCAACATCTCTTGCAATGGTTTCGAGCCATTCGCGGTCGTAGTGGGTCATATTGTATTCTCTTCGGTGCAGCATCCGTAGTCCTGGAGTTTGTCCGATTGGGTCAAAATATTCCTTCTCTTCAAACTTCTCTTTCTTGGGTTGCTTCATAAACTCCCGGATGTTGTGCGCTATCTCTGCGCGTTCTTCTTTCGTGTAGCTCATAGTCCGCAGTATCCCGAATCACAACCCCATTCTTCGAAGTTGATTTCCGCTTGTGGTTTGTGTTGTTGTATCTCGGAGTATCTTATTTCGCTCTTCCATCGTGCGCCCGTTTGAAGCTCCTGGTTCTTAAACCATTCCATCTTGTTTGGGTGGTCTTCGAACTTTTTGCGCAGTACGAGCGCGTTTCTGTGAAAGCATCCCACACAATTGTTTTGCTTTGCAAATGGTACGGGTATATCGTCCCAATACTGTACGATCGTATCGCGTTTTATACCGTTGTCGATTAACGGGAACGCGGGCTTTTGCCAACCCACCTTGTTGTATTGTCGTAACCCGTCCACGCATTTATCGAGCATATTTTTTGCCCGGCGTTCTTCTCCTGCTCGGAATCCGATTTGCATCTCTACAGGTTCTCCAATTGTCTCTTTCCACCAGTTAAACATCGGATCTATTTTCATCTCCGTCGTACAGTAACGAGCCATAATATTTGGGAGATACTTGCCCTTTCGTTTTATCAAGTCTTCGAACGGTTCTCCAACTACCCAATGGATATCTTGCTGCAACCATTGCTCAAGCTCAAGAATGGTTTCAATGATAACATCTTCTTCGAGAGTGCCGATAAACTCCCGCCCGATTTTGTCGCTTGCGAGCTTTCGTAAATACGGGTCGGGGTGCTGGCAGGATTTATCCTCGGTGGTTACCAAAGCAAAAACGAGGTAATCGCTTGGATAATTGGCGGCGATATATGCGGAGGACTGGCCGCCCGATACGCTTGTTACCGTCTTCATTCCTGCGTTTCTTCTTTCCAAATAGCAGAACAGACCGCAACGCGTTGGTCTGCATCGGGAAAGTCCCGCTTGGTAACTACCGCGTTGATACAACGGTGCATAAATTGGTAGCGGTTTTCGCCTTTGTTGGGTTTAGGTAGTGGCATCGTTTAAGAGTTGTTTGAGTTCGTTGAACATTTTTCTATTACAAGGTGGGCATTTCGTTGGCTCTGCATTTGTTCCGGTTGCTTTACTGTAAAGCCGTGCAAGATCTGCGTTCGTTGCTTCCTTGGGGTTGTTTATTAGTTTGCGGATTGCATTTATATCGCTTTGTTTTATCTCCGCTTGCCATTTACCTAGGGGGCAAAAGGCAACTTTTAAGCGCGTCTTTGTGGGCATATGGCAGCCGCACAACTTAGAGTCGGTAAACGCTTCAGTCACCAAGGGGCCGCAGCTCTTCGTAACGGTAACGAAGTGTTCGCAGTCGTAGCAAATGTCGAGTCGGTCACTCCTCTTCTGTCCGGTTACGAAGAACATTTTTCAGGGTTTTTCGGGTGAGGTGTAATGAGCGATAAAGGGTTGATTCTCCAATGCCAGACCGTCGAGATATTTCAGCCATATTCCACCCGCTGAGATATAATCCGAACACAGTTCTATCGAACCAGCCGAGACGGTCGATAATGAGTTGGAGTTGTTCTCGCTGGAGGGCTTTTGTGAGGTCGCTTTCGGTCGCTTGTTCTTGGGGTTCATTATCGTTTGTTTTGTAGAGTTCCTTAAATTTTCCGCGTGTCGCTTCGAAGTACATAGCCTTCACGAAGTACCCGAAAGGGTTTTCCATATATCGCTTATCTACGCAGCGGAGATAAACGTGGTGTACAAGGTCGGTCGGATCGTCCGTCCATCGTTTGGCAACGTGAAGGAGTTTTGAATAATTCCTCGTTAGAAAGTTATTCCATTGCTCTTTGTGCCTTGATTTCATTTACTTTCCTTCTGTAGTATCGGCACTTCTCCTCTAGTTCTTCAATTGTCCATTTCTTTGTTTTGTTGCTTTCAATGAGGATGGCTTCCGCCGTTCCTTCGCCGTATTGCGCGTCCAAGTTTTTACCGAAAACGTATTGCTGGCCTCCGGTCATATTGCACTGCTTGCACTGGAACTGGCAGTTCTCTTCCTTCCATCGCGTGGCGAGTTTTGCGCGGGTAATAAAATGCCCACAATCGACCTCCTTCCAATGGCGCAAGCGTCCGCACGTATAACAATTTCCCCAACCTTCTTGATTTGATCCACGCAAGCGGATGAACTGCGAGAAGATGGAATCAAGTTTGCTTTTGGTCTTCGCTATTCCCATTCTTTCCCGGTATCAAAAAAGGATTATTCTTCATTCTCCAAGCCAGCTTTGCCGCTTCTGCATCGTATTCGGGGACGTTCGTAGGGTTGTCCGTTCCCCGTGTGATGTGCTGGTGTTGTCGTTCGAGAATCGGGGCGCGTTCCTCCTCGTGCTTCGTGATGCAATCCCGAAACTCCTGCATCTTCAGACGCTCGTAGAAATTACCGTAATACCCTGTTCTCATCCGCTGACAAATTAACTTCAATTCCTCCAATTTCAAAACGGGGAAAACTTCAAATATCATCTCCGCACAAAGTGCTACGTCTTCAAAACTCTGAAGGGTCTTCTTCATTTCGAGCGAGTCCACCGTTTCTTTTATCATAAAGATGACCGCCGCTCTGGTTTCTTCGGGCATTAACCGGAGCGCGGTTTTTATGTTGGTTCCTTGCTCCCAACACTCTTCGGGCGTGTACTTAAATAATCCCGTTCCTGAGATAGTTGTTAAGCTCATCTCTGCTCGGGCTTGTCTTATTTCTATTTGTGTTTCGTTGTTCATCGTTGTTACGTTTTATCCAATTTCGGGCGGCAGCTTTCCAATCTTTCATTTTAGATCTGCCGACCATCCATCCTTTGGAGGTGTAAAAGTTAAAGAATTTTTCTCCTTCGTCGGTGGTGCTTCCTGCCTCTTCAAATGTGGACATACATTTTTCTAAGTTCGGGGGTGTAAACCCCCTACTCTTTTTAACTTGTTCTTTAACTTGTTCTTTAACTGTATTAATAGAGGTACTATTTTTACGGTCTGCCGGAAACTTTTTTACGGTCTGCCCGTAAATTTCTTTCCTTCTGCCCGTAAAATTTTTACGGTCTGCCTGATAGGTTACTTTCCTTCTGCGTCCGTCGAACTCGATTTTAATAAACCCCATCCCCTCCAATTTTTTAAGTGATTTGGATATAGTAGGGCGGGAAACTTTGTACTCTTCCTGAATAGTTTCGTTCGATTTGTAAAACGCCTTTCCTTCTCCAGTAAAAGAATCTATTTCAGCAAGCAAGGCTTTCTCCGTAAGGCTCAGATCCTTGTTCAACCAAACTTCTTTAGGGATCCATACCCCTTTGAATTCTCTTTGCATGGTTCAAAGATGGAAAAAAAGGGGGCTAAATCGCCCCCTCTTCCTCACAGATTAGAACTTCTTCGACAATTTCGGCGTAGTTAGCTCCGGTTTGTTCACTTATCTCTGGAATATACTTGAGCATGTTCCGAGGGCGTGTACCGCACCAATTTCTAACAGTCACCGCCGTAACATTTAAATTGTACGCTGCTTTTTCGAGCGAACCATAGTTACGAATTAAAAATAATTTAATGTTATTCATAGCGTTCTATTTTAAAAGCACCCCATAAAAAGGACTTCTTCACCACTACTTTCTTTTTTAATATGCGTTTTGACGCATTTTGAGGGGGTGTAGTTGTATTTACTACGTCCGCAATAGGTGTGACCTTATCAAAAAGATTTGGAGCCTTTAAAACCCATTTTTTACCGTTGAAAATATATCTTGATTTCAATACTTGCCATCGATTCGACATGGATTTCTTATCCCTGTTGCGGATGGGTTGCAGCTTATGCCATTGAACTTCGCCGAAATAACCGAGATTTTTATTAATTCTTCGAATCAAACAAGCATCTTCTTTGTCCGTGTATATCTTGCCTCCGCTCATAGCTTAGAAATTAAGGTATCCCGTAACTCAATAAGCCACTCCGCCGCCTCTATTATCTTCTCCGGTTCGCTTTCCTGTGTGATTGCGTGACCTATTGCCCAAGACGCGGTAATGCGCTTCGTCTTTTCCGGGTCTTCTTTGTAACCGCCTCCGCCTTTGTTGGCATATCCGGCTTTATCGAGTTTCAAGCGGTCGCCGTACTTGCCAGGCGTGACGGTATACTCTACCTCATCGCCGACGTTCCAACGGTTATCAGTTTTGGAGTTCACCTCGCCCGCGGCTCCGTCTTCAAGTTCTATTTCGAACTTATACATAAGGCCGTTACGACCTTCCCATGTGCCATTCGGTTGAATGGACTTTATTTTAGATTGTCCCATTTGTTTGGTTTTTGGGGTTAAACATTTCGATTGGTGTAGGCGTGGATCAAGTCCGCCTTCAAGTTGTCAATTAACCGGCGGAAGCGTTGTTCTTCGGCGAGTTCTTCTTGCCATTGGTTAAAGTTCTGCGTAGGCTGTACGTGAATACTAGTCTTAACGCATACGGGTCTTACCCATTGCTTTTCTTTTAAATTCATTGTTAATATATCGTTCTAGGTTTGTTATTGAGGACTGGACTTCAAACAAAAGGCGGTCGATTTCTTCGCCTTGAAACTCCTTTTGCGCCCATCCGTAAAACTTCTGTACGTCTTCTTTAAGTTGTTCCATTACAGTATCCGGGTTTGAAGGTCGTTCTTCAGTTTAATCATATCAATATCGAGGTAGTCCGTTACGTGAATCTCCGATATATCAATTTTACTCGCTCCGCCTCGACAAAGAAAGACGCGCTCGATAGTGATAGGGGTAAACCGTGGGCCGTTTAGCTCGCAGTTTTTGGATGCTCCTTCGAGCGTGGGTTGGTCGTATGGCTTACGACGGAAGTAAACTTCCAGCGTCATGCCGTCGATGAGGTCAACGTGGATTGATTCTAGTATTTGTTCCATTGTTTAAATCGTTTGTTTCAGGTATTGAAGGGAGCAACCGGAGCCGCTCCCGTTTTCATTATGCCATTGCTACCATTGTGGTCGCATGGAAAATTTTAGACATTTTGTCTCCAGCTGGTATTGTTCTTTTGTATCTGCCCTTACCAACAGTATAGGCGTGCAATGTGCCGAACACATTAATTGCCGGTTTTCCATTCTTGAATGTGGTGTTTTCGAGCTTCGTAATTTTCACATTCATCCAACCCACTCTAACGTTCATTCCAACCCTCAAATTTTGCGCTTCTATTTTCATGGTTTTTTGCTTTTGTTCGTTGTTCATAAGGCAAATCTATATAAAACTTTCCATTTCACAAAATTATTTGCACAAAAAAAGAGGGAAGCCCCGTTGAACCTCCCTCTCTAACAAACTAAAACGAAACAATCCCTCCATGAGGGCCGTCTAATATACGCTACTTTTGAGAAGAACCAAAGTAATAATTTACTACTTGCCCCACGAGCGTACCTTCTGCAAAGCCTAAGATGTGAAAGAAAATCTCCTTGTCCTCAACGCCGGACTTCGCCCATACTACCATTACAATTCCTATAATCATTGCGGCCATGCCGACAAAGGATTGCATCCAGTCGCGTTTCTTTAATGCTCTGACCATCTCAATTTCTCTTTCACGTGCGCTTGCGCGATCCGCGTTCTCGTATTCTGCGAGCATCCGCCGCGCTTGCTTCTTCTCTTCTTCGCTTTCTGTAGTTGCGTCAATCAACGCGCCTATCGCTTTAATCGCATCTCCTCCTGGTACTACGTCTCCAATGGCTTTAAAAGCCTTGGGAGCCTTATTACGAAACCATGCGCCCAGCTTTGTGTCTTTTAGTGGAGTTCGTGGCATTGAATATTATAATCGTTATTATGAGCTTTTATTGTAAATCTCCATCCACCGAGACGGGGAACGCTAAAACCTTTCTCAACTTCCCATCCTATAGAACGGTCTTTCTTTTTATACGATCCGGTCTGCACAACGTGAACCGTTTCCTGTGAGTGGTTGAAGTTGTTTGTAAGAACGTCCCTCATTACCGGGTGATACCATTTCTGATGGGTGTGACCCCGTGCAATTATTCGCGCTTGCGGATAATCCTTCATATCTATATCGACATTTAGAACGCCTTTAGAACGCTTCGCATTTCCTCCGTACCCATGATGGTAGTGCAGCGGATACGAACGGCGGCTGCCTTTGCCTTGTTTATCGCATTTAATAATTATCCAACCTGCGTAATATCCTGCCACTATATCGCCTCCTTTCGCGTTCAACATACCAACGATACGCTGTGTACAATCTACGCCGTGACGTTTACTTATGTTCGTCTCGTGGTTACCCATAGAGATTAACTTAATCACATCCTTATAGGGTTCGAGTTTATCGGCGCAATCCTTCAAAACCTCATCGATATACGCCATCTTTTTAAGCTCCGGGCGCAAAGAGTCGTAGTTCCCGCGTGGGTCTCGTGGCATCTGCATTAAATCGAGCAAGTCCCCCAAAATGAAAACCGCCGCGCCTTCTTCTTGCGCCATCTTTAAATGTTTAAAGAATAACCGTCGGTCGCATTTTACCGAATCGAAGTGAACGTCAGAAAGTAAATAAATCGCTTTTTCTTCTTGAGCATTTTCAAAAGAAAGAGGTAAGATGTGTATGTCCCTATCCTTAGTTAGTAAACCCATATTCGATGCTGGGGTTTATTAATATCGAGGTCTACATGTATGAAATTCGGCGCGATTCCTATCCTCGTGAAACCGACTTCGTTAAGCGCATCGAGGATTATGTATCGGCTTCGGCTGTCACTACATTTGATATCTGCTGCTAATCCTAAAAGGTGCGAAGAATTTCTAGAGGCCGAATAACCTTGTTTTATTAACTTTTTATTGTGGGCAACCGTGCGAAAGCCCGACGTTATAACAAACGGAATCCCAGCTACGTCTCTACTTTCATCCAGCATTGAAAGAAAGTCAAGATCCATCATCTCACCGCTTCCGGGTTGGTCAGGTGAATCGAATTCGTCAAAGGTGAAGTACCTCATCTCTTGGCTAACATTAATTCGATTTTGTGTACTGCCTCTATCACCTCTTTCATCATCTGCTTTAGTTCGTCTTTGTCAGACTCTACCCGGATTATTCTACCTTTTATTTTTTCGATTTCTCGATTTAGGTTGACCCATACCGCGACTATTGTTATTGCGCTTGGAAGAAGCATCAGCGTTATTTCTGTCGAGGTCATCTAGGAATTTTTTTAATAGTGTGATGTTGTCTTTACGGCTTTTTCTCATAGTAGTAAACCTCTCAAATCAACAGGCAAAGGATAATCAGTTCTTCCGCTTATGCTCATTCCGCTTTGGTAATAGTCAGCGGGCTGTGGTAACATATCAGCCCCCGTATTTGTACTGTATTCCGCAAATAAACCGGAGTTATGTGATAGATACTCGTACAATCTATAAGAATAGAATTGCGCGTTTTGTCGCGCTCTTTCCACCTCTCGGTGTAAATCGTCCGGGCTTATCGCTTGCGTGTCTTCTGAGACCCTTAAAACGAGCGAGCCGTTATCCATCTTCACGTAAAGCGATGGGATAAGTTCAACCATAGTCCACCAAAGGGTAGCCTTACGAACGTACGAATCCATAAGCGTAGCATAATCGCCCGACAAAGAAGAACCTGAAATATCGCTCTTCAGCTTCTCAAGCAAATCAGTTCCCAAATAGAGTTGGATATACTTGTCCTGGGCGAGGATGATAGACGGCACGAGGTACGCGTCCTCGATGCTTCCGTTAATGTTGGTAATCCGCTTTATATAGTCCGGATTTACGAAAAGGACTTCTGCTGTAAGTGCCATTTATCGAGGGTTTAAATAGCCGTTATTCGGCATATCAGTGGGACGTGTTGCAACTTTGCGATCGTTTTCTTTGAGACGCTTTGCGCCGACTCCGGCCTCTCGAATCACTTTCTTTGCTTGATTTACGGAAATCTTCTTGTTGTTCTTGCGGAGGTACGTATGGCGTTTCCAAAAATGACGACAATTCGGCCCGCCTTTATAGAGCCATATTGAGTAAGTGTTAGTTCCGTTTGGCCCGAAGCCTCTATTAACTGCACGATCGCCCGCTGCGATTATATCCTCGTAACGGTAAACCCTGCGGGCTGTCATCATCTTCTTGCAAAAATCTCGCTGCGGGTTTGGATCTCCGGCGTAAACGTATCTAACCTTAATAAGTTCGGTATCGTGTTTACTTTCTCCTGCCGTTGGGCGGCTGCCTTCTGGTACGATAGCACGAGCAAAAGCCCAAAGCGCATCCCGCTTTTCTTCGAGGTCGTAATCGACTGCAACATCTTCGATGAGTTCCCAATCTTTCCCCATCTCTTCGCCTTGTTCAATTAGCCATTCTGCGGCCTCTACTTTGGGGCCTTCGAAATCGCTTGATAACTGAACATCGGTTGCGAACATTGCTTCCGCTTGCTCCAAACCAAAGCCTAACATTGACACAAGGATTTGAATAGCCTGTGCCCGCGTTAGTTCTCCTGTTCCAACTTTGGAAATGACATCAACCGCAGAACTAATTTGGATACCAGTATAGGACTGATCGACGTTTGCTTCTTCAACGGCTGTTCCAATCGGTGTAACCTGTCCCGAAATACCGGAGGCGTTTAGAAGCGTTTTAATCGTGCTTATAAGAACGTCACGGTATCCGCTGACTACGTTATCTTCGAATATATCTGCTGACGTTTCAAGCTCCGAACCGCCTCCCAACTTGCCGGGAACAGAAACCCCAAAGAGCATCGGGTTGGTAACACGGTGGCCGATCATAATCTTACCTGTAACCTCTTCCGAAAGGAACTGGTATTGCTTATCCGCGTCGGACAATTGGAACGGCTCAAAGTCGGGCTTTCTATC